TGTTGTCTCAATCCTTCGGACCCAGCGTACTGTTGCGCCCTCAATGCCTCGTTACCTTGGAATTGTTGTTGATTCAATTGTTGTTGCGCCCCATACTGCATTCCTTGTAGATCCGCTTGTTGTGCATACTTAGATAATTCAAGGTCATATTTTTGTTGTCTCTCTTGTTGTGCAAGAGTTGTACGACCAGCAAGAGCAGCCTGCGATAATGATGTAGAACCTTGAACTTGTTGATTCCTAATTGCGGCGAGTTGCCCTGCGTACTGTTCTTGGACAACACCTTCTTGCAATGCTCCTTGGTTTTCAACTCCAGACAATTGGCTTTGTCCCCACGAGGTAGACCCCATTCCCATTAAAGCCTGCGCCTGCGTAGTCCTTGCAACGTTTGATTGTGTTGCTTGTCGAATAGATTCAATGGTCTTTTCACGCCCAGTTGCAGCAGTGTTGTAAACATTTTCCATTCCAGAGGCATACGCACTTTGTATTCCAGCGTATTTAGTATCAAAATCAGCAATTAGGCTTTCATAAACTGGATTAAACCCAGCAATAGAGTCATTTCTTTGTTTAAGAAAAGCAGCCAGCGTAGCGTTTCCTTGTTGCAAATATGAACTTAGCCCAGCCTGACCAGACTGCATGAATTGACCAAGACCTTGTTGACCTTGGTTCATAAACGTGCCAAGATTTGCAGTTGATTGATTAGTGTAAGTATCTAATAGACCTTGTCCTCTGGTCTGACCTTCTTCACCTAATTTTCGATATGCAGTATCCGCTTCTTTTTTAAGTTTGTTTAGGAATTTTTCTTGTTCTCGTGCCGCTTGGTTTCCAAAAACCAATCCAGCCCCTCCTAATAATCCAGATACTGCTGCTCCAATTATACCCATTTTAATTTCCTTTTATCTGGCTACCACGCCTGTTGCGGATACATCGATAACTCCACGATGCAATCCTATTTCTTCAGCATTGGCAGCAACACGCTCAAGAGCAAACGGATACCCAGTTGATGACAACCTGACGTACCCAGTCTCTGCCCTAACTTTCATTTTCATGCGACTGTTTAATCCTTCTCGCAAATACCCAAGATCAAGAACATCCGCATACGTAAATTCGCTCTTTGATATTTTTAACATATCAGTTTCGTCACGATTAGCACCAACCCCGTTCGGGCAATACTCGTATTGACCAATTTCTAAATCATCAGATACAACCGTTGCTGGGGCAGCATAATCTTGTGCGTAAATTACAACTTGTGAAGCAGTTGCACTATTTACAGTGGTAACAGTCGCAAATCGAATTACCCACCTATACACACCATCACTTAACCCCGCTGGATTAAGCAATCGAATCATTTGATAAATTCCAGTGGTGCTGTTGTAAACTCTAGAAGTTGCCGCAATAAACGTATCTTGAGACGAGTACACCCCAGTAATTGCAACTGCATACCCAAAGTCTTCAAACGTAGTAAATGTAGTGTTGTAAGCACCGCCATCTAAGAACACCGTTTGTACTTCGCTTGGACCTTCCCCGTCATACACAGTCGATGCCAAATCTTCAACAAGAACATTGTTTATGTTTTCAGCAATAGCCTCGGCAGAAGTTTCCGCTGAAAAGAATTGAGCAACTGGTCGTGCAGCCTTGTCTGGGGCATTGTTTACCAAAGTGTTTGGTAGGTAATCGTCAACTCCAGTTTCAATCATTACTTCTTTGAACAGCAAGCGGGATGGCTGCTTTGCAATTAGTGGTCCAAGACTTACCTTGGAATATATAAATTGGCTAGATGCAGTTGCATATGTTGTTGGGCTAAGACTTGTGCTGTATCCGCTTGCCGCAAATCCATCAACACCAGCAGTCAGTCTTTGGTCCATGAAACCAATCATCTTTCCATAAGACATCCACATAATTTGGTTTCGTCCATCTGACGTTCCAGATTGACAAGAGCAAGTTGATCCGTACAACTTAGGATCATAAAATCGAACAGGAAAAAATCCGTCTGTCTGCTCAGAATAGAACAAGTGTGTTGATTGGGATGGACCGTCTGTTCTGGTCATAAAGATCCACACCCCCCTGCGTTCAACGTCATAGTGCATGACTGGGTTAATTAATTCCCAACGAACATTGTTAAAGAACGAATCTATTTTGTTTAATGAAATCAATTCTCCACGATCAATATTAAAATCGTTTGGTCTAATTCTATATATCCCGTCTTGTGCAAGGATGTAAATAGACTTTTCTGGACCCTCGCAATACGCACGTAGACCAACAATTCCAACTACTTGAGAAAGTGTTGAAAGACGTGCGCCCGTGGGATCAATTGCTGGGTCTGCTGTTAAATAAGATAAACTTCGTTTTCCAGCAAACACAAACCCATCTGATCCAATTGGAAATATTGACACAATTTCATCGCCAGCAGGTCCAATTAATTGCGCAACACTTGCAGCAATTGGACCTCCAGTGCTTAGTGTTGGCACTGCATTCCACAAATCAGGATCTAAAATTGATGACATCCACCACAAGTTTTCTTTGCCTTTGACCCCAGACAACACAATTCTTGCTCCATATTTAGCAATTAATGTTGCTTTGTATGCAACCGAATTAACCGTGTTTGTAACCAGCGCACTGGGTCCAGTTGATGTGTTGTTCCACAAAGACCACGCAGTTGGATACGAAAGCAGGTCAACTTTAATGTAGTTTGTCCCGTCAACAAAGTATGCGTACTGTCCTAATTGAACAGCCTGCACGTTTCCACTTGTAACTAAACAAGCAGTTGTAACTGAAGCGGGTCCAACAATCTGTGTTGCGGTAACTGAGTCTGGGTCCATGCTCCAGAGTTTCCCACCAGCAACAATTATGACACGATCTCGTCGTGTTGGAACATCAGTTCCAGATGTTTTCTGGTTGTAAGAAATGACACGAATCATTCCTTGTATTGTGTCTGAAGCAAACTCATAAACACGATTGGTTGCGGGTCTAGTTCCTAAACGAACTCTTCGGCGAAACGAATCGCTTGGCAACATATTTAGAAGATCAACGGTATATCCCTCTGGAACACGACTAAACGGACAGTCTGTTACCCAGCCACGAAGAGGAATTGTTGCTTCTAGGTAGGGCATTATGCGGTTCTCATAATGAACGCCAATGCGTAGTAAGGAGGTAGGTTTGTATTTGTAATAGATCCAGAACCAGCGTCAACATTTGATATAGAAACTGATCCTGCTACAGTAATTGCTGGAGTTGCAGTTGCTAAATCATATGCAGAAGTAATTTTGTATCCAACAGCGTTATAACCAATATATCCTCCCGCATGATCAGCGAACGATGTTTGATACCCAATTCCAGCACTGCCCCAAGTATGAGTATGCGCTGCTTGTGATGCAGTTATAGCATGACTAACAGTGTTTGCGTGTGAGTGTTGTGCAAGAGTAGAATCTTTGCTTCCACCAGTTTGCGTATAAGATCCAGTTACATTTGTTTTTGCAACAGAAGAAGAATCGGCATTTGCACCAATAATAAATTTGTCTCGTAAATTTGGTGTGGTTAATGAGTTTGATACACCACCATCGCATAACGCCCAATTGTTTGGGATGGTTGCAATAGTTCCAGACCACATAATGATTCCACCAATTGGAACTACTCCCCCAGTTCCAGAAATAATTCCAGCAACATTTACTGCCCCTGCAATACCAACTCCACCAGCCACGATAAGCGCACCACTTGCTGTGTTAGTAGAAACAGTCGTTGCGCTAACAGAAATATTATTAACATTTAATGCCCCTCCTATACCAACCCCACCAGCCACGATAAGCGCACCACTTGTTGTGTTAGTAGAAACAGTTGTTCCACTTGCACTAACAGTTGTAGCGGTCACGTTCCCAGTCACGTTCCCAGTCACGTTCCCAGTCAAGGCTCCAGTGAAAGTAGTAGCGGTAATAGTTCCAGCAGCAAAGTTTCCACTTGTGTCACGTCGAACCAAAGTGTTTGCTGTGTTTGTTGTTTCAGATGTTGGGAGTTGCTTCCATGCTTGCCAAGATCCACCAATGTAAGCACGTGTAAAGAAGTAATTTGTAGAAACAATTTGCTGTATGTATCCAGTGCCTGTCTTGGTAACAATTAACTTAGAAGCACCTTCGGAAGCGGTAAGAAGCGTAGGACCGTTGGTGTATACGGTTGCTGGGGCTGCAAGATCAAAGCGACCCATTTTTAAATAATCTGCGTGGTTTAAATCTACAATTGCGCTTGAAAGCAACGGACTCATGTAGTAACTAAGAGATCCCCAAGCAGTTGTTCCATCACCAATCTTTAGATTTCCAGTATCGGTCTCGTATCCAATCTCACCAGAAGTAAGAACCTCAGATGTCCATTGAGCCGCTGTACCTCTACGTAATTGAATTCTTGAACTCATTTTGTTTCCTCAACATATGAAGGCGGTACGCAATACCAACCCTCTGGTAAATTTACATTGTTGTCACTCAGTACCCACTGATCATCTTCTCTAACGTAAACGTGTCCAGTTACATTTGGACCAATACGAACTGGGCTACTTTCTGGGACCAGTACCGCCCTTGCGCATCCACTCTCTAATGCGAGAACCACCACGCCGTAAAAGATCAGGGTCGCTATCAGCGTCCTTCGCCGTTTTTGATTCTCTAAATAGCCGCTCAAACATCTTGACGAAAACGGAGATCGCTGCTTCAAATATGGATCTGAGCATTGCATTGCTTCACTTTGATCCAACGTCTTCGCTCGACTTGTTGTTGTCTCGTGCGAAGATCAGTCCAATCCCAGCCAGAAGAGCAGCGGTCAACGCACCAATGTCAATGTTGGTTGTTGGATCATTGTCGGTCACAGCGGTGATTGCAGCACCAACCGCAACCAAGATTGCAGCAAATCCAGCCCCAGACGTTTTCCAACTTTTGTGCTTTAAGAATTCCATTATTTAGTCCTTTCAATTTTAGATTCGATTTTGTCAAGTCTATGATTAGCAGACTCTTGTTGTGTTACAAGTTGCACAAGCAACCTGTCGTGATGCATAAAAGCAGCAACTAATGAAGCCATAACTGCAAACAATAATGTGCAGATAGCCACCCAGTCACGCAACGAAAGTTTAACTGTTTGCATTGTTTCTAATGTCACTTTTATTCTTATGTTGGGTTAGAGACATAACCATAATCTGGTCGTGTCCAATTGTTTGAGTCACCAGATCGTGATGGTCTTACACGACCAAGATCACGTTGAAGAAGTCCGTCTTTGGTAAGTGCCGTGCTTAACAATGGTCCACCATCAATTTCTTGCAATCGACCTGATAGCCCCTCGTCTTCGTACGCCTGCGCAAACGCACGTACGTACCCGATATACAAAGCATCAATGTACTTTGGTATTGGCATCAAGTACCCATCGTCTGCACCTTCTGCAACCGCAACCCATTTAGCCCGATATCGAACCGCTATTGCGTTTGTTGAATTTGCGCTAGGAGTTGGATAAATATCTAATCGTGCTTCTGGCAACGCATCGCCATCAACAGTTGGTGGGATTCTGCTGAACGTAGCGTGTGTTACTGTTGGACCAGTCATTGTCAAACCAAGTTGTCGCAACTGCTCCATATGGTCAGGGGTGACCATTTCGATCAGGTAACCAAGAGAGGCAGTGGACAAAATGGACATGATCTCTTCGCAATCTGTTGGAAGAGCAACATATGCTTGATCGGCAACCAAGTCTATAAACTTTGTAGTTCGCTCACGGAAACGCCAACTACGTGCAAATAGATGTTCTCCAGCCTGATTGATAATTTCTGTCAAACGCTGGTTGCGTGTTTGGCTTGGTGCAAGGGATGGATAGCCACCTACAGCCAAGATCGCATGGTTTTTGCATTCAAGGAAAGTTGCCATATAAATCCACTGGGAGGATTTCTCCCCCCAGTGGGTTGGTATCAAACAAGTAACAAATCAAATAACAACAGGGAACCAAATTGCACTAGTAACCATCACGTTAATAACGGCAGTACCACTAGCCAACGCTTCAAGCGCAATTGCGCAACCAGTAGTTGCATTAGCAGCAACACCGTTGTCGAAACCACCATTGGTATCGTGAACAGTAAGCGGTGTCCCAAATGCAGTGGCAGTAGTTCCGCTTGTTACTTTAGCCTTTACAATTCCACCGAATTGAACAAGAACTTCAGTACCAACAGCACCAGCACCTGATTGCAAATCAATAACAACACCAATGTATCCACCCTTTGCAGTAGCGGATGCTCCTAAGGCAATTGTGCAACAAGCAAACGGAGTCAAATTTGATTCCGCAACTGTTGTTGCTGGGTAAACAAAACCTGTGTGAGCGTACGAATTAGTTACAACCTGACCAATAGTTAGCGCAGCCGCAGATTTGTTAATCATGCGAATTACGCTACCGTGTGGTTGCATTCCAATAGATCCCGAAGTAGGGGCAATAATCATTTGTAAGTTTCCTTTCTATTAAGCAGTTTGAATTGGCGCAACAATGCCTTGACGTTGACGAGAATTACAGAACAAGTTCCACCAACAATCAACAACTTGTACGTATGTGAATGGTTGATTTGGATGACGCATTACATCATGCTTTGCAAAGTATCGACTTGCGTGATACACAGGCGTGAGGTAATTGCCATTGACCCACCAATAACGTGCGCCAACATCTACACCAGTAGTATCGGATTCTGTAACACCAGCGGTTGTAACACTTGTTCCAACATTTGTAGTTGAAGCAATACGACGAGCCGTGGTATACTTTGGGTAAATTGCAGCGGTGTCAAGATTTGCGCAATACATCAATTCAATTCCGCTGAACGATGGGGAACCATACGCTGCGTCTTGATAAGACACAAGAGTATCGTTGCTTGCTCGTAAAGCCTGCTTGTATTGATTCAAACCAAGACGTGAACACAAAATCATTTGACGATTCAGTGTTGCCTTCTCAAAGTACTCTTGACGGGTTGAAGGCGGCTGAAAGTCGCACTTCAAGAACATATCGTCAAACGCTGTCATCAAACCACCGATAAGCGCAGTGTATTGAGTGCCGTCTCGTGGGTTGTAAACACCAGCGTATGAAGTCAACTTATCGTTTGCAGTAGCAGCAGCCTTTGTGTCGTAGTTGGAAATTTGATTTGTCCAACGTGCTTCACCAGTTGTTCCGTTAGCCAAGTTCATTACATTTGTCCAACCAAGTGGTGCGCCACCACGAACTCCTAATGGATTGCTTGAATCTGGCAATTCAGAAATAAATGCTGGGAGACTGTATGGCAACTTGCCACCCGCACCTTCCATTTCGCTGTAGTTTGTAAATGGAGTTTGCCACAAATCGTTTTCAAAACCATTCAACAGACTGGTCCAAAGACGTTGTTCTTTTGATTTCTTTAGTCGCTTGTACTGGCTCTTGACATAGTCACGACCAGCACCTTCGCCACCGTTAAGTTCAACTTCATGGTCAGTCCAAGCCATGTGATCGATACTGAAACGCCAAGGGCATTTCACAGTATCTAGCACTTGATTGTTGCGCCAGTTAAACGTGTCGTTCGGAAGGTAATGGTCATACGTGGATGCGTCATCAAACATGACTACATCACGAATTTCATTGCCACCTTGGACAGTTGCCTCAGAAGTCTTTTCTTTCAAAAGACGTGAGAATGCGTACGTGTTTTTCACCGCTTCATTGATCACAGAGTCTGCACTGGTCAGGTATGCTGGACCAGTTGCGTTCATAAAGTCATTAAATGTTTGGATGGGACTACCAGCCATGAGTCACTTCACTTTCTAATAAATCGTCGTGCCTCTTCCAAAGACTTTCCATCCATCAGTTGGTCAAGAACAGCATCTTCAACATCCACAGGCTTCGTTGGTCGTTCTGCTCTTGAGACAGACTTGACCACAGTTGGCTGTGAAGTTCGCTTTGGGCGAGTTGCGTTTGCTTTCTTTTCCAACAGATTCATGTACGCTTCTTCGGCAAGTTGCATGACATTTTGATAACTGTTTGGTTTAGCAATTCCAAGCCTATTCATTTCAGCAACAACCAGTTCCTTTGGTGGAGATAACTCCCCATAGGCGTAACGGAGTGTTGAATCAGCGACATCGACTTGATATTGCAACGATGGGGTTGAATCAGCCTGTTGGGCTTTCTTCGGTTCGGCAACTTTACCTTTTGAACCCCTTGTGGGTTTCTCAGATTCTTCGCCAAGAATTTCACTGTCATCGTCTAGCGTTTCTGTTTCAGTCGTATCAGATTCAATTGTTTCTTCAGAGGGTTCGATTTCTAAATCTTCCTCGATCTCAATATCATCTTCAACTTCTGGTTCGCTGGGAGCAGATCCCTTCTTTTCCAATGCTTTCATTTTTGCCGCATATCCATCAACATCTTTCTGACGCTTGGTCGCTTTCGCTACCCACTCGTCTAGATCAACATCGTTGGTGGCATCAATAACAGCCTGTGGCACTCCATCCCGCTTTAGGATGGAAACAGCCTTTGCACGATTTGGGTTTTCCAATTGTGCTTTAACTGGCTCAGACTCCACAACAGCCTGAGTATTTTGTAAGGACTTGGGTTCTGGGATATCACTCTCAAAACCCATCAACTTGTCGAGGATTGTGTCATCGGCAGAGTCAGTATTATTTGTAATTTGAACTTCTTTTTCTGAGTCGCTCATGTTTTAATCGTCGTTCAAATTAGGCATAGGTTCGCCTTGAAAACGTTGCATTTTTTCTGGAATGGGATTAGTGGTGGAAACTTGATTTGCTGATGCCATAACAATTGCTTTCATTAACAATGAATGAATTGTTTTTAAAATAACTGCCAATCGTACATTTGTAGCATCATCTTTTTGACCCTTTAACTTTCCGTAAGTCCCTTCCATTATTTGGTCTAAAATTCTGCTTTGTTGCGCAACAGCACCACCTTCACCTGCTGTTGATGTGCTAGTTGAAGCAGAATTTCCACCCACCCCCCCCAAAGAACCGCCAGTATTAAAAAAGCCAGTTCCTCCTCTTCCTCCACCTCCACCTCCAATTAAATCAATAAACTCTGTTTCTTCTTCTAATCCCCCGCCTTCTTCTTCTGGGTCTCCGATTGGTGGTGGCATTTGTTACTCCTTGTTGTATCCGTGCATTGATGCAATATTCTTTTCATGCCTACGTGACATGATTATTGGTTTTCCAGCGGCAGTAAGATCACACCCACTCAATTTGCGTGGTAGTGAATTAGAAACATATGGGTATTGGTATCTGTTAAATCCGTCATCGACTTGGAAGTCGCTGGCGATACGAACATATCCAACCCCATTTAACAATACGGTTGTGCCAATTGACGGGGCATCGGACATCGAATACGTGACTTCCAATACCTCGCCAGTGACCTCGTGCTTGAAAGGATATAAAGGCATATTAACTTCTCATAGCCCCTTTTGCATATTGTGACATACTTTGTGCCGAATTCTGTCGTTGGCTTGGCTGAACAATTCCAGATTGTGGCTGTTGTTGCTGCATTTGCTGCGCTTGTTGTTGAGCCGCATCAGTGTCAATTAAATCTTGAAGATTTGGAATATTCATCGCATCACCAACCAAACTCATAACTTCTTTCCATTTGACGTGCGGTGCTTGAACAACAGCCTGCGACAAATTGCCGATGACTTGCATCATCTCCAATGCACGGCGTTGAACCATTTGCTCACTTACACGCTCCATGCTCATTGCCTCAATATCGAAGTCCAAGTCATCGAATATTCCAACCATTGCGCTTTGACTAAACACTGGCTCTGGGCTTGCACCCAGCAATGGGATTCCGTCAGCACCTAATGGGAACGAAATCTTGCCATCGTGGAACATAAACCAAGCAACAGTCTTGATTACTTCGTTCACGCTCTCTTGGAACTGTCGTTTAATGTGGCTAATTCGCAATCCGCTGGATGATTCGGCAACATTTACTTCAGTTGCAGTAGCCTGCCCAGCAATGTTTCCACGCATTGCATCGTTGATTCCAGAGACTCGATCAAGTCTGTCTTGAGACATCCCAGCATATTGAACCATTTGTGGGGTAATTCCACCAATCTCAATTGGTACAACCTGAGATGCATCAATTCCGTCAGACAACACAACATACAAATCGTCACGGTCACGTATGTCTTGAGCCAATTTAGGGTTGCGTGAATCCACCGCAATGAGTCGTTTGTATGCGGATGCGCTGTACTTCATTGATCGCAAATGCGCATTCACATCGTTCATTTGTGGTATCAGAGCCACAATTGGTGACAATGGATACGGATCATCTGGGACTGTGTAGATACCAAAGACTTGGTATGGACCACTTCGTGGACCAACGTAAGAACGTGGCTCACGAACAAATCCAACTTTGTTCTTTGCCTTGCTCGTGCTTTGATGCTTGAGCATTGTGTAGATTGTCCCATTAAACATATTGATCCCAGTCTTCTCGTCAATCATTTCCGCATCTTCTTCACGGACTTCTGGAACCCACACCTCGTATACAACAATCTCGGATCGATCTGGGACATCACGGGGCATCCCATCCTTGGCTCGCAAATCATCTACCCCAGTGTTTGACGTGAGATCCTTAATCATCTCGCTATCCCAACCATCCTCTTCTTCTGATTGTTTTATTAAATCATCCTTGTCAACAACCCAACAATGACCCATGTACCGTGCGTCTTCCGCACTGGTAGCCGCTGGATCAATGAAGAATCGGTCTGGACTTAATCGATACAAACGTGGTAGATATGGCTCCGCATCGTCACCAGCACGGTAGCCTTTTCGTGGCTCGTTGACAATCATTCCAACTCCGAACCCAAGCAACATATCAGTTGCTATCCGCTCAAGAGTTGTGCGAACCTTGGTCATCTTGCACCATCGATTCAGCGCAACCTGCATCACTCCAGCAGCCACAGCCTGAGTGATAGGACGAGCAGATTTGCACCGAATCTTTGGGTTGTCATGCACGATACGAGGCAGCAAAAGAGCCACGTATTCGTGGACAAAGTTCTCTGGATCTTCTGGTTGTGAGGTAATGCGATAGGCTGGTCCGTGGAATCTCTCGACGAGAGATCGCCACTCTAGGAGATGATCGTCACGGAACTTCTCCGCAGAATCAATCTCTTGTCTGACAGCAGCCAGATCGCCTTTAAACATCAGTTTGCGCCGTTGGCTTTGCCACGAGATCCACGTCCCATGCCACCACCATAACTACCACCCATGCCACCACCCTTTGCGCCAGTGTTACCTCTACGAGCGTTTCCCAGTGGACCAATCATTGGTGCGGTTGGTTGCTTTACTTTAACTTTTGTTTTCTTTGCCATTAGTTTGCCTTTGCTCCAGCGGTTGCTGGCTTTTGCATTCTTGCGACCAGTGCCTTGATTATCTTCGCATCTTCGCCACCTGCGACGAATACGTTCTTGCCACCAAACCCAAATCCTTGCACTCCGTGTATTACAATCTCAGTACCTTTTTCTTCGCACCAGAGGATTGAAGTAAGGGGAATCAACGCAGTCCCAACTCGGATCAGCATTTCTT